GGAGTAATCCCCAGCTACTCACAGTCGGACGTGGATCGTTCGCCTCCGGAAGGAGTGCTGACTGAACACCCTTGTGAAAGGGGGACAGCCTTGGGAAATACATATACCCAAAGCACAACCTTCACGCGCTTGATCGCTGTCGGATTGTCTCCTAGTGAGGCGTCCTCTATAGCTAAAACCATCCATCGCTGGGTGGTTAATAACGGTGAGGAAGAGACCGTTCGTCGCCTGAAGATGTTGAAGGATTGTTACCTTCATCATCTGGTTGGCCAGACAGTTCATCTGGACTGGTTCAAGCAGACGAGGGACGGAGCCCCGAAGGGTCCGTTTCGGGTCCTTTGGAAGTTCGGTCGTAGGCACCTGTTTAAGGTGTGGAATGCGATTATGTCGTATTCCTGCTTTACTTATTCGGTAAAAGCACCTAGGATGACCCCGCGTCAGTATGCTAAATTCATCACTTCCGTTCAACGGAAGCCGGTGGATCAAACATACAACGGCACCATCGAAGTGTTGATTAACAACTTCACTTCCGCCTTTACGCCCCGTAGCCGCTTTACGGCGACTACCGGTTCTCCTGTGTCATTCTTGAAGACCTCGCCTTCTCGGCGAGCTCCTAATCCGCAAGGATATAGGAGGAATGATCCAGAAGAGGAGACTTTGGTCGCTTCTATAGGCGTCCTCAGCCTTCGACCCAAGTTCACCAGGAAGCACTACGGAATTTATTCCGGAGTACTTCAAGGCTTCGAGGATACATGGCCCGGATTCGTCTGGACTGTGGACAACTCGACTGAGTTACCCTTGTCCGGAAGGATCGGGGTGATCCAGGAACCAGGTTATAAAGCCCGAGTAGTAGCGAACCCTTATAGGGTTCACCAAGCAGCTATGCTCCCTTTAAAGGAGTATCTGTTTGGATTGCTACGCCAGCTTCCTAACGATTATGTATATAATCAAGAAGCCGGTCTGTTGCATGTGCAAGAGAAACTCAAACAAGGTTCAACTTGTTGGAGTATTGACTTGTCCAATGCATCAGATCACCTACCGTTGCAGTACCAGAAGGTATTACTCCAAAAGCTGGGTATTCCCCAGCAGTGGATTGATGCCTTCTCCGACATATCAAGTGGCGATTGGGAGCTTCCTCCCGATTGGGTTCCTCGTGAACGCGACGTCATGAAGTATGTTGAACCTGATGACATCCGACCCGAAGGTCTCTATCCCTTTAACAAGGATAGGTTCTTGAGGTGGAGTGTTGGCCAGCCCCTGGGCTTAGGTCCGTCATTCCCATCAGCGTTCTTACTGCATCACGCTATTGTGGCGGGGATTCACATCCTCTTCTCAATACCGTTGGATTATGCAATGGTCGGCGACGACTTGGTCATTTTCCATAAGGAAGTTTATGACTTCTATCGGTGGGTGATGTCCGGTATCGGTGTTAAGGTGTCCTTGGAAAAGACACTTATATCCGATAAAGCTGGGGAGTTCCTTTCGAGGATTGTATTCCCTAATTTCATTCTCAGGGGATACAAGTGGAAAGGTTCTGGCGATAACTCCTTTTGGGAGGTTGCTCGTAATCTTGGACCACGCTCTATTCGCCTATTCCAATATCGGCAGCGAAGAGTTTTGAAATCTCTTGCTTGCTTGCCTGAGCCATACGGGCTCGGATGGAACCCGGAAGGGCGTCCATATTGGGATAGATTAGAGGAGTGGATAGAAGCACTTTCAAAAGAAGTGCCACTCCAAAGATCCTTTGTCACGGCTGAGAGTTCTCTGAACTTCAGGTTGTACACTGGGAACCTAAAATTCATAACCGACAAGGGTTACCCCGTATCGGCCATCCCCGACCAGGGGATAGAGCGATTCGTCTCTCAGGAGATAAATCCAACTGTTGCTCAGCTTGGATCTCTCATGATTCCGAATCTCGACTACCTTGCTCATCTCTTCGATGATGTTAGGTATGTCATCTCTTATGGTGCTCCAGACATTGATCTGGAACGGGTGATGCACTTTCTCCGTGACTTCACAGTCATGGAAAGAGTGTCCGATCTCACAACTCTCATCAGGTACGAACGAATTATTCGTACTGTGAAAGGCGTGTGACGGTAGGGAGCAGGAC